AATGGAGAATATTCTGGTGAGTCAGGGGATTCCGTGCCACGTCCCGATGTTTGAATCGGACAATGTAGATGAGAAAATCATCCAGAAGAAGGTGGTTTTCTGCACGTTCCATAGCGTGAAGGGGCGACAGCGAAAATACGTTTTTGTCATGGGGTTTGACCAAGGGTATATGCGGTTTTACGGGAAGGATTTGGACCAGGACCAGTGTCCCAGCACACTTTACGTGGCGTGCACCCGAGCCACCCACGGTTTGTTTTTGCTGGAGCGCAACGAATTTGATACGGACAAACCGTTGGAATTCCTCAAGAAGACCCAGTCGGAAATCAAACGGATGAAGGCGGTGGCGTTCAAAGGTACGCCGTATTTTCCCGTCTACGAGATTCCGGAGAAGGTCGCGGAAGACGCGGTCAAACATTTCATTACGCCCACGGATTTGATAAAATTCATTCCGGAAGCGGTGTTGGAAGAAATAACGCCGTATTTGAACCAGATGTTTCAGGTCATACGGCCCAAAGGTCTGGAGATAGACATTCCCACGGTTTTGGAGACGGAGCAGGGGTATTTTGAGGAGGTCAGCGATTTGAATGGGCTCGCTATCCCCGCGATGTATTACGATTTTTTGAACAGCATTTGGGAAGAGGGCGCGACCAACGTTTTGTACCAGAATATTTTGGTTATTTTGGACGAGTTCAAGGACCACGAGCACAAATTTTTGAAAGAGATTGCGACCAAATTGCCGGCCAATTTCACAAAACCCGCGGAATACCTTTTTTTGGCCAATGTTTACACCGCGTTTCAAGAGAAACTGTATTTCAAACTGAAACAGATCGGCGAGCACGAGTACAACTGGATTACCGATGCGATGATGGAGAGAGCTCGACAACGTCTAGAGAAAACGGTAGGTTCCGAATGCAAAGAGAGCAAACCACTCATAGAGAAAACCATTATCCACCAGTCGCAAGAAATGGAACACGAAGCCATTGATAAATATTTGCAGGAGTATTTTGAGGAGGGGGTGCATTTCCGTTTCACGGCGCGGACCGATTTGATTACTTCCGACGCGGTTTGGGAAATCAAGTGTGTGAGAGAAATCACGATGGACCATCAATTGCAGGTGGTGATTTACGCCTGGCTCTACAAATTGCTAGGGTATCCAGAGAAGAAATTCAAAATATTTAATATCCGAACCAACGAGATTCAAGAATTAAATGCGGACATGGAGGAACTGGATTTCATTGTTATTTCTCTGTTGCAAGGGAAGTACCAGAAGGTTGCGAAGTTGTCAGATGAAGAGTTTTTGGAAATGAACCGAGCGGTTTTTGATATCTCCGAATTGCCGGTAAAAAATTGTATCCCGTAGAGAATGCAACATCACGTTTGTTCCGAATGAAATCCAATGTATCTTGGAGTCCATTTATAATGCCATAATTCAACAAATAACAAGCTATAATAGAAGCGCTTCTCTGAATGCCCATCGCACAATGAACAATTACTGGTTTGCAACTACTCACATGGTCATGGATTTTTTCAAGCACATTGTGTGTTTGCAATTGAGACAAGAATTTGTCATTGTCTCTCGGGTCGTCATGAAATCTCAAATACAATACATAACTGAGTTCTGGATAATTGATATCAATTTCGGGGCAACAGTTAATTATCATTGTAAACGACCGAGGTTCGTAGACAAATCCAGCATCACCTAAATACAAGTAGGGAATAATCTCATTTGAGTGTTCCATTCTAAATGATATAAATGGTATTGTCATAAAAACCATGGCAAAAAAAACAGAATTAATTAATTTTTTGAAAGATGTTTTATGTAGATTAGTATGTGATCCATCAATTGATGTTTGCGGATACTTCACCAACATTGCAGATTCAAAATTTTACATTTTGTGTAGAGAAAATGGATACCAAATGGATATAGCATTATCTGAGATTGTTGACGAACTTTTTGTTGATGAAGATTACATTCAATTCACTCAAGTCGGTGACTTCAATGACAAAAAATTAGACAATTTTTTTACGTATGTTATCACCTTTGTTGGATTTTTTATGATTCACAATGTACATCCAGACTGTGAAGATGAATTTAAAAGTCAATTTATTAAATTATATGTACAATGATGAGGCACTTATAGTTTTTTGAAAAAGGTCCGAACACCATCTCCAATTTCTTTGAGTGCTTCTTCCGCCGTATCTTTGAACGCGGGTTGCCGATAGAACGATTCGAGCAGTTGCCGGTTCTTACACATATTAAGAACACGGCCCGCAACTTCCGCCGCATTCTCTTCGTTCAAAAACAGAATCCGGTCCTTATTGAAAATCCGCTGGTCAATATCGTCCAATTTGCCGAAATACAATGGAATCGCCCCTCCGAGACAACAGTTCATTAATTTCTCTGTTATGTACCCCGGATGCCACTCGCCAAAATTCTCGGAACAAATATGAAAAATGAATTGTTTGATATACTCCTGTGTTCCAATCCGGTCCACCTCCTCGCTGGAACAATTGTTCGCCAATTTACCAGGGCAAACCACATGCATAAATTTAGTCAATTCTATCAGAATCGGTAGACGCGTATTCCCGTAGTCGTGTCTACTTATCAGGGTGCATAATTGTTTGGTTTCCAATTTGGATGTAGAGATGAAGGCATTGGCCTCTTTAAACCGGATGACTTTGTTGTAATAGATCGGGTATTTGATCCATTTGCCCGGTTTGTTGGCGATGGACCCAATTGCATAGTCGTAGATATTTTTTTCAAAAATATCGTCGAAAAGACGCGTGAATTTGAATTTGCCGATGGGTTCGCCCACGTAGAGTATTTTGGGGCCTTTGTAATCTATTATGATGGGCATGTCGGCATCTTGGACAAAATTGCCAATGACGAGTGCATTGGACTCGCGAATATCAAACACGATTTTGTCTTCTGGGTGAGTGAAGAACTGGGAAAGCATGTCGGTTCTCGGAAACTGGGGGTTTCCATTTTCAAATCCAATGTGGAATAAGCGGACGGGCATTAGTTATTCGTAGAGAAAATCTTTATATTTTTCTCTACGACTTATATAAATGCGATTGTTGGAATATACCTTATTGACCATTGCAGTGGCGTTCATCATCCAGTTCTGGGTGCTAAGTGCAATCACATCGGATAAACCTCAGAACACCGTGGGTAAATTTTATCTGTCGCTAGTCTCTGGTTGCATTGCCGGGATTTTAGAAGTAATGATTTACGACAGCTATAAGAGCACGGTATCTCTGTTCTTTTACATGGTATTATGTCTTTCTCTCTACTTGGTCATTTATTTTTTCAGGAACTCGTGGTGGGTTGATGATGCGGATTATTTGAAGCAAATGATGGAGTCGCATTCGAAAGAATTGCTTTTGTCGCAGATGGTTTTGAAAAAAACGGAGAATCTACAGGTGCGGACGGTTGCGACGAATGCAGTGAACCGCAGGAAGAAAGACATGGACGTGATTGCCAAAATGCTGGATGATTCCATTAAAAAAGCGCCGATAACCAAAACGAATCTGTTCAATTATATGAACGTGGGACGCAGAGATGCGCCGACTAAGGAAGAGGTTTCAGAGAAAAGGGTTATTTAAAGTGTGGAACAATCAAAATGACACAACGTGTCTGGTTCATTGGTTTAATATGATGATAAATATCCGTCTCTGATTCTTTGCAAATCCTCTTCTAAAAATTGGTCAAACCATTCTTTATCATCTGGTATACCGCATGTGTATCTATTATGGTTGAAATTATTTTCCCTATACTCCATAAGTGTTCTGATAAATGGTTTTTGACTAAATCTATCTAATTTATTACGACGTGTTTTATCTAATTTATATTCATAATTTGTATGATCATTCTGTTCAATAATAGTCGTCAATAGTTGGTTTTTAATTTTATTATATTCTGTTCTCATTTCATCTTTACAAGCTTTTTTGTTTGCATCTATGCGCGCACGAGATTCTTCAATCTGTTGTCTCTGATATGCATCGCTTTCTTCCTGTTCTATTCTTTGCCGTTCTAATTCGGCCGCCTTAGCTGCCTCTGCATCACGATTATTTAACCTTCGGTTTGCATCCATTTTATAAAATAGAACGTCTGATTCCTTTACATGCGGCAATTCAATACCAATTTCTACGGGGGTAATTTGCATTTTTTTTTCTTCACCGGTTTCAATTTTCAGAATAAAAACATCAAACCCTCTTATAAATGGTATATATCCATGTCCAATTTGGCTTGATGTTAAATTAGTAAATTTTACTTCTTCACTACCAGTGGATACGTACAAAATTTGGCCAGACATAGATTCATCGTTTATTCTAAATTCAACCAATTCAAACGAAGGTTTGTATGCTATTTTGGGATCAAATGGTTGTATTTGATCCAACATTTTATCTATAATCGATCTAATAATAGAATCACCATTTATTTTGGGATCATTTATTTTTATATATGCAGCTAAAAATCTATTAGAATGGTTTTGTAAATGATCATTAAATGCAGTTTTGTTTCTATAATTACCTTCGATATTGACGGGATTATCATCTTTTAAAATAAATGTAATAACTTCTTGTCCTTCATCTCCTTCGTTTTCTCCTTTATCTGAATATCCAATAAAAATTTTATATAATGTCGGCGCCCCCCCTCTTTGCATTTTTTTCGCCCTCATTTTCTTCATCTGATTTCGCTTCTTCGTTTGGTTCCGTTTCTTCGCCCCCCGTTTTTGTCTAAACGTATTCTTCGCCATTATACTATATTACGACAAAATAATATGTTGTCGCAATGTCATTTTTATAAAGGTTGTTCGGCACTGCTTTCATCCTCCACATAATTATTTGGGTCATTCAATTTATCATTATAATTATTCCAATCCGAAATAGAACAGAATATTTCTTCAGGGTCACATTCAATCGCCTCGGGTTGAGTATTATTTTTATATAAATAATCTAATTTATCAGTTGGAATATCATTGTACGCGGTACGATTTTTTTGAACGCGTCTTTTTTTAGATTCTTCATGTAAAAAGAATAAGCATTTTTTGTACCATTGTTTTTGGGTTTCAACATCATAGGCGATTTTTACAATCACGAGTATTCCGATCAAAAACAACACAATATAAATGATCGAGTTAAAATCCGTTTTTGATGTCCCGGGTTTATCCGTCGGCGGTTCAACAACGACATATTTTCCGTTTTCCACCGATAAAATGGTGGAATTCGCAAAACTGGGGGGTAATGCTTTCATGAAGTCGCCCGAGTCCACCGATTTTTCCAGATTGGCGATTAAAGACAAATACAGCGCGCCTGGATTACGGTCAAATTGCCCTTCTAAAGGGATGGTTGTTTGCAGAGATACTATGATGTTGTAGAGATGATTTATTAGGCGTCGTCTTGTCTGGGCAGTTGTTCCAATGTATTTCACGAAAGACGAGCTGATATTCATTGATTCTGCGGTTGCTTTTACAATAGCGGTTTGGCTCTCGATATCAAGCTCGGCGGTATTGAAATTGCTAAATGCTATTTTTGTACCGAATGAAATTGCGAGTTGAAGTGAAGGGTTTGGTGAAGGGTTTGGTGAAGGGTTTGGTGAAGGGTTTGGTGAAGGATTTGGTGAAGGGTTTGGTGAAGGGTTTGGTGTTGGCGGAAGCGAAGATATTAAATAAAAACTCTTATCCAATGATGATACTTGCACATTTGAAATAACATACGTGAGATATATGGGTTGACTGTTGGAATACGAAAAAACACTTTTTTGCTTTTGACTCGTTAAATACCACAAATAACTGTTGCAATATTTGATTGAATTTTTTCCTGAGTCAAATGCGTCTGAGTACTTACCCATGTTAAAGGTATATGAATTACGGAAACTCAAACTATTTGTAAATGCAAGATATTGTAATAAAATAATTAATAGTATTTTCATACCTATAATATTGTAAATATTGTATTATTTTATTTATAGCGATTGATTACACTGACCTTTTTATTTTTATTACTATTGTATAATGCACCGAAAAACCAGAAAAGTCCGCGGTGGTCTTCATATTATACGCAATTATACCCCCAAAACTGCTATTCAATATTTCATGGGGCGAGCGACGTTCTCTCTGTTTAGCGACGAAGGTTCAACGAGTATAATGATTAAAGGTACATTGAACCAACACGTAGAAAGTCCGTATCGTATGGTTCGTACACAATGTTTTCACTATCCAGTTCGCCATGTATTGTTTAAGTTTTTTGCACTCATGCCAGGAAGTGAAAAAAAAATAACTAACCCAGAAGACATTCGCCGTGAGACAGAAATCCAACAATTTATTTATCGCAAAACATTTTATGACCCAAAAACATTACTGGAACCTTTATGTCCGGCAATTGTTTATTCGCACCCAGAGGCATTAGATGCGCGAACAAAAGATAGATTTTTATCATTGTTTGGGAAAGAGTCTATGTTTTCACACGATGTTGGATTTATAGCAATGGAATGTATGGATGACTATAAAAAACTATCATCTCTCAAGAGCTCCCCAAAATATGAATTGTATAAAATTATGGCTATGTATGAATTGTCAAAATTGCACAATCTTGGATATATGCACAATGACTTTCATTTTGACAATGTGCTTATCCATGAAACCTATAATTACTTTGATCTATCCAAAAGTGGTAGAGCCATTTTAATTGATTTTGGTGATTGTATAGAAGTTCCTGCTGGTGTAGAACCACGCAATTTATTGGAAATGGAGCTGGGAGTTATTCCGAGTTATTACATGGATAAATTCGCAATCTTTGACATTAAAAGGCAAAATGTTCAGTCTATTTTGATTGGCGAACTTGAGAGAAAACTCAAACACAATATACAAGAATATATAAAACAAGTTATAATATATAAAGGAGGTTTTCATATGAAATCGAATATGCCAACTGTAAAAAAACACGAATGGACATTTGTTTCCGAGGCCGAAATGGACAAAATAATGTCGGATTTATTTCTTAATAATTTGAAAAACAATCCAGATGCATATCGCGAATTCAACAGCGGAATTGAGAGTTTTTTGCAAGAAGAAAAAAAAGACCCTCGTTATTTTGAGCATTTAATGAAAGCACAAACTGCGAATTTAATTGTTCAAAGGGAACCTAGTATTCCGCTTCGCTTACGCCCTTAGACCCCTCCTTTATATAAATTTTGTTGGTGTTTGCTTTAATATACTTATTAAAGCAAAATTTCCTCGCTGCAAAGGGAACTACGTATTCAGCTTCGCTTTCTTCCTTTATATAAAATTTGTTGGTGTTTGCTTTAATATACTTATTAAAGCAAAATTTCCTCGCTGCTGTAATCGAAACAGCGACAACCTGATAACTACTTTACATCTACAGTCAGGTACTCTACCACTGAGTTAAGCGAGGATAAGGACTTTGGCCCAGTCGGGAAACCGTTGGTTTCCCTTTGGGTTGGGCTTCGCCCTTTACGCAAGTCGGGAATCGAACCCGAGGCTATTGCTTGGAAGGCAATCATTTTACCACTAAACTACTCGCGTTTGCTTAAAAAATCGAATTAATTAATTAAACAAATAAAAACAATAAATAATAAAAAACAATAAATAATAAAATATGATAGTTATGAGGGTTTTTGTTGGGTTTTGGTGGCGGTGCTGTAGGAAACCTTCTTATGCTCTCTAATGCTGGATTCAAATTATATTTGCGTTGGTTGAATCATATCATAGAGTGATGACGTATTTAAGAAAAGAGCAAAGACATTTGCACACACACTGGTTTTTCTAAAAAACCGCTGAATAATCAATGTGTACAATCGGGTTTCACATATTACAATGAGATTTTTCTTTATGTTTATTTTTTCGCTTAAATATATCCACAAGGCACTGGATTTCCGCTCATATCTACACGAAACGGTTTCCCACATCCATAAATTAATCCATCGTTGTAGAGACGATCGCATCCGGTTTTATTTAAATTTGGGTCCCATTTGATTTAAGAATAGCACAACGAAAGATGCGGCAATTAAGCGCCTCTACTAAAATGGTTGTATTGCAATGAGGACATTCAATGAGTGGTGACAACAACATTTATTTCCCAATATACTATATATGTGTTATAATTCGGAAATGTCGTTCGCGTTCGCGTCCATCGGTGTGGCAACGCTCGCATACCTTTACATATACAAACGACCGTTAACGCAATCTGGAATCCAGTATGTTTTGATTTTTTACACGCTCATGGAACTTTTGCAAGGAATCCAGTATTTCTTCGTCAACCAGTGTTCCAATGCCGTTAATATATTCTTAACAGAAATTGCCTACGTTCTGGTGTTGACGCAACCTCTTATGTGGAACATGTTTTACTATTTCAACAGCTCCGACGGGGATAAAAAAATATTTTTAGTCGCCATCGCATCAATCCTCGTTTGGATGACATCCGATGTGTTGTCAAGAATAATGTACAATAAAACGGGTTTGAACAAAACAAATGAAACCGGGTTCTACGCTTCCGACAAAGTATGCACCAAAAAGGAGAGAACCCACCTGTATTGGCAATGGACCTCCGCCAATTTCCGCGAGTTGAATGCAAATGGTTTATGTTGTTTTATTCTTTGGTTCATACCTGCTTTGTTTTCAACGAAGTTTAGAAGCACAGCTTTGCTTATGATGGGTCTATCCGCATTCGCCGCTTTGGTTGCGCATTTGAACAATGAATTTTTCACATATGCTTCTCTCTGGTGTTATATTAGTGTTCCAATCATGTTGTTAATCATCTTTGATTATATGTTCAAACCTTTTGGCTTTTAAACCGGTGAAGAATTAAAATGAGAAATTAATTGGATAACGCCATTTTCTCAAAGTTTTGATTACTCAAAATAAAAGGCTTTCCGCATTTTTTGATCCCTGCCTGACTCCAGTTTTCAATGATTGATTCATAGTCCACTTCTCTATTGGTATATAATTGGATTTTCAGCTTCTCTACATCTTCGGGAGACATATCGGCGGATAATACCGCGTTTAAAACGACTTCGCACGCGTCGTTCACGGACGCGCATCTACTCCAAAAAGGCGACATGATCCGCTCCACCATCTGGTCAAATTCGCATCCCGTTAAATCCACCCACTCCAATGTGTGAGAGAAAACCAGGACTTTGTTGCCGAACAGCGATTTGGACGCAATTATACAACACATTCCGATGGCCGTATACAGCTCTTTCTGGGACATGGATTCGGATATGTCTAGCATCGGGATGTAATATTCAGCGGGTTTGTTCATACGCGTCTCTACATACGACTGCCAATGAAGATTCATCGCATTCAGTTCTTCGGTATTTCTCTCTTTCGACAATCTCACAATGTGTTTGACCAGTTTCCATACCGGCACATTGTAGCTGTATTTTTTGAGCGCAATTTGTTCCATCCTCTTTTTGTATTCGGCGTCGAATGTAGATGCGCACTTGTTTGTAAAGGTTTTCATGCCGTCGTACAATTGGCTTGTAGAGAGCTTGGCCGGGTCTATGTCAGCCCATTCGTTCGCGCACTCTTTGATTTCGAGCGTATCGAGTTCCTTGTTCAAATTGCTTATCATTTTGCGGTACATCATTTTGCATTTGCGTTCGGCAGCCTCTTTTTGCTCGGGGGTTTCGGCGGACTCGCGGATGGCCGTGTATTCGGGGTCTTTGTACATAGAAACCAGAATGTCGAATAACCACCGGCGTCCTTTCGATTCTCTCGGCACCCATTTCGCCGCATACGAAATAAATTCGCGTGCTTCCGGTTTCGGCATTATCTCTTCTCTCCAGCCTTTCATGACAGTTTTCCATGTCTTATTGTCTTTCAAAATCTGTTCATTGTACAAACAAATAATGGGTTTTATCAAGGGGTCGTCTTGGCCGTTTTGCTGCGCTAAAAATTCGCAGTAGCCGCGCACATCTCTCCACGAACCAATCTTTTGAATAACCATAATGTAGATATTAAACAGGGTCTTCATTGGAATAAACTGCTGGAGCGTGTACAAATAGGAATAGGTCAAATCGCGCAGCCCGCGACCCGTTTTGATGTTGCGCGTGTACATGATGGCGTCAGTGATTTTCACCAATACTTTTGCTTTGTACTCGGAGAGAATCTGGTACATTTTTTGATTAATGGCTACACCATCATAAGTCTCGTAGTACTTAAGATAGTGGATGCGATCTTCGACAGGCGCTAAGGGATCGTAGATTGACAGCATTATAAATATATTGGTATACAAAACTTTATATGTTTCTTCGCGTATGTTTTTTTGAGGGGAGTAGAGAGAAAGACACTTTTTTACTCGATTTGGTTCCACTCTGTTTCAAATTGGATTTTCGTCTTTTGAACAGGAAAAACAGGCTGTTCAGCGGGTGGAAGATGAAAATGGACGGGGGAATCTCAATGTCCGAAATGAATGGCATCGTTTTGAAGAAGCTGGATTTGCTCGGTTCAATGGTCTGGATGTTTTCGGGTTCTAAATCTACTAAGAAGAGAGAAAGCTCTGTGAAAACGTAATTGATGTTGGCGTCGTGTTTCTTCTCTTCAATGATGGCGAATAGTTCTTTCTCTAAAATTATCTGGGTTTCACTAAATGTGTGTTTTTCCGTTTTCAGATTCACGATGGAGTTCTCTGCATCCACATAACAAAAATGCAGATTGATGTATTCGAGCGGTTCTCTCTTGTAATTGTTTTTGATACTCAGTAATTTCCACTGTTCTTGTAGCCACTTTTCGTCGTCGTCCATTTCATCCATATTTATAATTTGGTGGCAAATTATAAATCGTAGGAGAACGTAGAATAAGGAAACCTACGGTTTCCTTATGAACCTTCCCTTTAAGAGATGGGTTCATAAGACATAATTAAGATATTTGCTTAAATTTTATTTTTAGTATGGGTTCATAAGGGAACGACGAGTTCCCTTATTACATTGAGAAAGTAGTCGAGTCCGTGATTTTCATGATGGTCGCCTTCTTCAAATTCCACTGTCTGTGGTAGGGTCTCACATTCGGGTTCGAAACCCAGTAGGACCGCGCCGGTTGCATAAAGGGTTCGCATGCGCGTTGTCCCTTATAGCACGCCACTTTGTATTTGGCTGGAATGGAAAGAGCCGCCGCTTCCGATGCAGGCATCTGGAATTTGGTAGGAATCGACGGAACGCTTATCAACGGCACGTCGGCATTGAGGACCGGGCGAACAATTGGCCCCTCAAATGTGTTGGCTGGGCACGTCGTGGTGCGACCCACCAGTATATTATTAATGGTTAAGGGTTTTGCGATCCCATTTCCGTAAGTGGCGGTCGAACATTTGACGGCTTTCAGATTCAAATTGTGCACATAGTTTTCATAGGATACTTGCGGAAAATTCACAGTGCTTACCGTATTTACTCGATAATTTTGGAGGAGTTTTGTTTTTTTCAATGCAATATAATCCCCGGCTGACATTCGCGTATATAAGAACAATAGAGAAAAAACATTTAAAGGGTTTAACCAATAGAATATGTCTCTAAACAGCAAACATACAAAACAATATAAAATAGATGCACGACATCCGCCGTAATTTATACCCTTTACTAGAGACAGCACCCGGGGGTCCAAATACATGAATTTGGTCCTTATAAATGCGAATAACATTTATCAATAAATTCATTTTATTGATAACAAATCCTCGGTATAATTATATAAAAAATTGAATTTAAATATACCAAATCATCCATCTGCAAAACCAATGCAACACAATAAAACCGACATAACAATATGCATCCCCAAAGTTGATACCAGCATCTCGAAGCAGGAGATTTTCGACAAGATCCGCGCCCTTCGCGTCGGCTTCATTGAGAAAATTATCGAAATCCCGCTGAAAAACGACGAGACGAGTAAACGCGTCATTGTCAAATTCAAAACCTGGGTGGAAAACGAATTATCCAACCGTATTCTCTGCAGGTTTGCAGAGAACAAAGATATTAAGATTGTGTACAATGATCCGTGGTACTGGGTTGCGTACCAAATGAAACCGAACCAAAACTCATAGATACTTTTGGTACTCCTGTTCCAAAGGTTCTCTGATAATTGAATAGTCTGGATTATTCAATTGTTCTTTGATTTTTTTCTTGTTCTCTTTGAGATATTCGAGACGGTTTTTGTCTCTTGTTAAAAGGTCTAATGTTGTTCGGTCCTTCGTTGTTCGGTCCTTCGTTGTTCGGTCCTTCGTTGTTCGGTCCTTCGCTGATCGGTCCTTCGTTTTACCTTTGATTTGGTCAATTTCACGATTCACCATTTTATAGCGACTTAGAAGCGCGGTTTGCTGCATCTCAATACCATGAATGCTCGTAAACACATTGTCGGAGGACGGCACTTCTTCCGCGAAATAATACAACTTCGTTTCAATCTCTCTCATTTTTTCGTAGAATGCGGATTGCTTCTCTACTTTGTTCGAAAAATAAACCAGTTTGGATAAAAAGGTTTCCGCGTCCACCAGGATTTTCCCATACCGCAGAGAAATGGTATTCAATTCATTGCTGGAAATATCAAAATTCAAATAGTATTTGAAAAATATGCAAATCGTCGTTATGAGCCCTAAAGAACTCATTGTCACCATCTCTGCAGAAAAAAAGGGAAAAATAACAACGGAGCTGGAAAAAAATAATGAAACAAATAAAATTGCATCCGAATATGTTTTGTGTTTCCGATATTCACTATTGTAAAACCCCTTTTTGCATTTCAAGTAGAGAGAAACGATTTCCAGCTCCTTTTTCATGTTTTGCGTTTTCTCTGCATCGTTCATGAAAAAAAGATTGTTATCGGAGCTGGAACCGCTGTCCGAACCAGAATGTTCCTCCTCCAACTCGTTCAAACGTTTGATGTAGGGGTCGTCGTCGTCCTCGATGGAAATGTGGAAACTGTCGCAAGAAGAAATGGAAGACATCGTACTAATATAGGGAAACATACGGTTCCCCTAAAATTGAAGAATTTTTCATCTTCTCTGCAGAGAACAAACAAACAATATGAATTCGGAAGAGGACGTCGACGAAACAGAAAAACAGGTCCGCGTAAACCTCGCGCGGAACAAACGACTCCGCGCCTTAAAACAACTAAACTGCATCCCCAAAAAGCATTACATCATGACCACGCGATTTAACGACAAAAGCCACCAAGAGATGTTGACTTATTGCAATAAAATCAAAGGGTTAAAATGCATCTACGGCGTCCCGAAAGAAATTGCGGGATGTGTCGTGAAAGACGCAATTATGTTCGTTTTGGAGATGAACAACGAGAGAAACCAGATTGAAGGGATTGGAATGGTGAAAAACACCGCGTTTCCAAACCGCTATGGTGTATACGAAGACGGCAATTACAACCGGTTCTCGTATTTAGGTAAGGCACGCATTGACCGAAGTGATATGACGGAGGAGGAGGACACGGTCTTAACCGCAATGGATATCATTTGTTTCAAAGGTAAGCGCCATTTGAAGAGAAGCCACGGCATAACCATTTTCCCGCAAGATGTCATCGAGAAATGCAAGCAAAAAATGGACCTGACCGAGTACATTATCAATATGTTCAAAAACAGATTATGAAATCCCTAAAAAAAAATATAAATCATTGTTTTATTGTAATCTATAGTATAGAATGGCGGATGATGAATACAATATCCAAAATTATACAGACCAGGAATGTTTTGACGTATTAAATTTGAACAATCCGAGCGACAGAGAACTGGAGATGAAAATCCTGCAATTTATGGACAAATACGAACAGAAATCCAAGCGTCTCTACCATTTTTTCGAGTCCATGTACGATCGTTTTTTTATGGAATCCGAATCCGATGATGTGATTGAGGGGTTTGAAAACGATACTGCCTTTATTTCGAGAAATGACAAAACACCCGAATTGGATGCCATTGCAAAAACCCTCGGAAATACAAATGCAAAAGCATCATCAACGATTGTTGAATCACCCGCATTAATTCAGAGTCTGGGAAATACAAAAACATCATCATTGGGCGAATCCACCATAATATCAACCCATAATGTAGATTATATAAAAGACAAACTCAAATTAAATCCAGTCGAGAGAAAAACCATTTTCAAAATGATTTCGATTGACAGCCAGTTCCGCGAAGACCCCGGAAACACGAGCGCGACCAATTTCACCATGAATTTGTCGGAAAGCATCGACAACGTAATTTCGATGAAACTGTATTCCGTGCAAATTCCGTATACCTGGTACACCATCAATAAATTGTTCGGAAGCAATTTTTTTTACATCAAAGGCAATAGTCCGGGCATCAACAATGGAGACCACGATGTAAAGGTGGAAATCGGTTCGGGCACATATACTGGAGATGGTATTATCAAGGCAATCAACGATCAATTTACCTTTTTAAAAGGAGTCCGAAATGACCCCGAAATTAAGTATAATTCGATGTATAGTAGTATTGTCGATTTGAGTTTGGGCGATACGAAAGCTTCGTATCAATTGGCCGCGAACGATTCTAAAAACGTCTTTGAATTTGATTTAAAGAAAAAATACAACGAAACCGATTACCAGCTTTATTTTCCCACGTGGTCAACGCCAGATGTCTCCGGTTCTCTTAAAAGTCTGACAATTCCAAGTTTTTTGGGGTACCGACAAACAAATTATTATCCGTATGTGGCATATTCGCAGAAAAATATATTACCGCTCATTGGCGACGAAGGGTCTGCGAATGTTTCTTTATACAGAGTAAGTGATGGGTCTGATATCTCTGCAAACAATTACTTTACGATATATCAGTATTTGGGCACAGATCAGTTTAATATCACGAGTTCCACCATTATAAACCAAATTCCGATAACACTGACACTCGCCAATGCAACATACAGTCGGAACGCAATATATGATAATATTGCCAGTCAAATGCAGTCAAATAAGTATTTAGACCAGACGTGGTCTTATTTTACCCGCGTAAACAATACAATTGCGGATATATCCAATTCGCATTTTGAAATTGCCGTCAAATTGAACCGTATTGAAATTACGCAAACTGACAATTCCAAATTGGCAATTGTTTTTCCAAGCGAAAACAATATTGGTGGAAGACACATCTGGACGGGAACGGATTCGTGTTTTGTTTTTAAGAATGACACAAATGAACTGAACGAAATCGTCTCAGAAAAAGAGACACTTTTAACCAATTATATCATTGGTTCAGATTTAAGTGCAGCAACCATCAAAATTGAGTGCACTAAGGCAAACTACAATGTCATTGAGAATACGCGGATTGCCACGGTTCCTCCATCTCTCCCGAGCGGGTATTTGTTCTCCAATTATATTGATGCCGTAAATAGCGCTTTAATCACGATGAATGCGGCGACGATTGTGCCGACGTATAAACCCGACGGCGAATTCAATATTAATGTGGGGTCTTCCACCTACAAAACCAGGTTGTCCATTTTGGAAGACAAAGCCAATTTTCAATTTGACATTGCGCGCGAATTTAATCAGACGAACTATATCGTGGACTTATCGTCGTGTTTTTTAAGTAAACCGCCGTTTACATTTGATTCTAGTATTAATAATTTGACGGATTCGAATTTCAGACGGGTGATACCATTCCAACCATCAGCATCCATTACGGTGAATAATACAAATAACAAAATTGTCTTGGTACCCAAAAAAACCGACGGACCCAATGGAAATGGATATGGCAACCAAAACAGTCCAAACATTGATTTGTTTTTCACGGAAACGACATATACTACAATTCAGGATTTTACAACAGGTATACAAAATGATTTTATCCAGTTTGCGGATTCGGACGGGTATCGGATTATGAATGCAAGCGATATTTCATTTTCAAGTTCATCTTTATCATTGTATGTAGATTTTAAAATCAGCAAAGTGTTGACAGAACTCAATTACAAGGTCTCATTTATTGACAACAGCTCATACAATTCATGGAATAAATATCTGTTTATGGACACCTCCTATAATTTGGCAGACAATATGGTTGCGGCCACCACACACGCCGAAGTAATCGGCCGAGACCCGGTGTTCAACAATACGATCACATTGTCACCGCTTAACAATCAATTTTCATTTAAACCCTATTTCAACGGGGTGGCCGATGCGGGCGGTGCGAACGATATTGTGTTTTCTCTGCCACTTGGTTCAAACAATAATCCCAAGGTTTATACGAGAGAAGGGTTGATTGCCGCGATTCAGGCATTGTTTGATGCAAACGATTTGGCAAAAGGCAGTAAAATCGAGCTCGAAACTGATCGCAATTTGCAGTATGCCAAGATTCGGATGAATGTGAACAAAACCTATTACGCGAGCGATTTCAAACTGGTTTTTTACGATGCGATCAGTTTTGTTTACTGCAATATTGGCGTCACCCAAAATGCCACGTGGGACACTACACTCGGCTGGCTTCTCGGGTTCCATTCTTTCACCGAGTATGCGTTGGGCGATTTCACACAAATAACCGAGTCGTCGCTTTCGACGGAAAATTATAAATACAACGTGTTTGATAGTCAAACCTATAAATATGCGTATTCGTACAATGCGCCCAGTAAAAAAATTGCAGTTATTGGTGATGTCGTGTTGAACACCAATTTGTACAATTATTTCCTGATCGTGTTGGACGATTTTATCCAGAATCATGTCAATGCGGGTTTGATAACCATAACTTCCTTAGAGAACGACATTGCGTTGCCATCGTATGCTTCGCGCATTTCTTATCAGTGCGACCCGGTGACAGGTATTAAAACCGCGGTTTCCGCCACCAACAAATTGAACACGGATCTCACTTCCAAACAATTGTATGCGATGAACCAAATCGTAGAGAACCGGCGAACCAAGGCCAGAAGTTATGCGTCGGGGCCGTATTTGAAGGACGTGTTTGCGTTGATTCCGATGAAGTTGACCGGTATGCAATTTGGCCAAACCTATATGGAATTCGGAGGCACGTTGCAGAACCAGGACCGCAAATACTATGGACCCGTTCGTATCCAGAAATTATCGATTAAATTGATGAACGACAAGGGGCAAATCGTGGATTTGAACGGCGCGAACTTCTCGATTTGTCTCGTCTGCGAGATTTTGAATACAACTACAAAGTAAAATATATAAAACGATTGTCTTATATATCCATATTCAATATGTCATTAATCTACAATGCGTTCAGCTATATGTTTGGGTCAAAGAAAAAGGAGGAGGTTGTATTGCCGGAACCCGAAGTTATCAAACCGTTCTCTTATGACCGAGTGTTGGATTTATTCTACAATGTTCACCGTGATACCGGCGATATGGATTTGCGAAATGCGGTTATAAATTCGGCCCAAGAGAGTTTGATGTACACTCTGAAAATAATTGCCCATATCCGGAATGTTCGTGGAGAACGCGATTTGGGCCGCCGATTGCTCGGATGGTTGCAGAAATACGACGAGCAACAGTTGATTGAGAACATGCCTTTGTTTTTGAATAAATACGGGCGCTATGATGACCTGATTTATTTGCCCCGCAAATCCAAAGCAATGCACGCCTACTTGAAACATTTGAGCGAACAATTGGTTGCCGACCTCGCCAATATGGCTGCGGGTAAACCCGTTTCTCTTGCTGCCAAATGGGTGCCGTCCGAAACCAGCGCAGTGAATCGAGAAACCGCGATTACGTTTCGATTGGCCCGCACAATGAAGGTTTCCATGTCCGATCTTCGTAAGAAGTATTTGACGCCTTTGCGCACTTATATTGGCGTTCTGGAGCAGAAAATGTGTGCGGGGGATTGGTCAAAGATCGATTATAAATCGCTTTCGGCCGAGGCGTTTAAGCGCCACATCCGGGCATTTGAAGAGAACGACGGGGAACGGTTTGCGGAATATATGAAAACCCGGACTAAAAAGTCGTCGGTTTCTTTACCCCATGAAATTATCGCACCCTATTTCAACGGCCAACTGTTGGATGAATCCATTGAAAGCAAATGGAGAGAAACCGGATATAAGCTTAATAAAACCGTTGTTCTGGGGAACAAATCGCTCATTACCACTACACTCGGTCTACTTGCAGAACACATTATTACTGTGGAATCGGTGCCCAGGCTTGTAGAGATAACCGGCGAATCCGTTTTTGAAAAGGTGCAGAAAATATTAGATGGAGTTAGCGAAGTACCAATAGACATTTGCACCATATTGAAATTAATATTTGATAATATGGGCGCAGAGAAACTGATTATTGTCAGTGATAAGCCTTTGAGCAAGGCGGACAGTTTGTACAATAATGCAACGAAAGAAACGGTAGAGAAAATGTTTTCGGACGCCGGATTGAAGATGCCCAAAATCGTGTTTTGGAATGCGTACGATGATTCGGTGAAGTTCAGCGAAATCTTTGGGATTACCGTGGTTTCGGGATTTTCTCTGGATGTGTTGCAGTGCATTTTGAAGAATGAGTTGCCGACGCCGTTCAATGTCATGATGAACGCATTGAGCAATGAAAAGTTTGACGATATCAAGTTAAGGGAACCTACGGTTCCCCTACGACCCCTCCCTTAAAGGAAACCTACGGTTTCCTTTTGAACCTTCCCTTTAAAAATAACATATAGATATGCTTTTTTTGCTTTGTTTATACCTTCCCTTTTAAGGGAGGGGTTATAGGGGAACCGTAGGTTCCCTATAAGGAAACCGTAGGTTTCCTTTATTTATTCGGTGGAAAAGCAATTTAAACAGAGAAAATATATATTTTTATAAGAATGGACATTATTATAAAAAAATTTCGCGGACTCTGCAATACCGCTTCCGACATCAACGAGCATTTACCCACTTTGTTTCGATACGCCAAACAGTGCAACAGCGCCATTGAATTGGGTGTGCGCGGTTGTATTTCGTCGTGGGCGATTTCCGCGGGTCTTCTAGAAAACAAAAACGGCATTCGCAAACGTATGTTCATGAACGATTCGCGCGAGTGCCAGATCGGCGAGTTCATAGATGCAGTCGAGGGGTTGAACGTCGATGTCAAGTACGAATGGAAAAACGATTTGGAACTGCAGTTTGCGCCCGACGAGACTTTTGATTTGGTCTTCATTGACACCTGGCACGTTTACGGCCAAATTCGCAGAGAACTGGAGAAATTCTCTGCGGTTTGCAATAAATACATCATTATGCACGACACCACCATTGATGAAGTGGATGGCGAGACCGTGCGTGAATACGGATACAATTACCAGCAGGCGTATGGTCGTGCAACCGAATTGGCCGCCCAAACTGGAATCCCGAGAGAAGAGATTCTGAAGGGGATGTGGTTCGGAATCCAGGAATTTTTGGCGCTCCACCCCGAGTGGTATATTAAGGATCGGTTTTTCAACAACAATGGCCTCATGATCCTATGTAAAAGGTAGGGGAACCTACGGTTCCCCCTACGACCCCCTCCCTTATAATTATATTATTTTATAACTTTGGTAGGGCGTAAACTTATTGACCTACGGATACAGTTTCGCTTCCTCCCCTACGGTTCCCCCCTACGACTCCTCCCTTATAATTATATTATTTTATAACTTTGGTAGGGCGTAAACTTATTGACCTACGGATACAGTTTCGCTTCCTCCCCTACGGTTCCCCCTACGACTCCTCCCTTATAATTATATTATTTAAATGTACTCTGCACCATACTTTATGGACCATTTATTAAGGTTATTCGGATTTTCTTTCAAAAACCTCATTTTGAAAGAAAAAATCATTTCTCTCTACTTCTGTTTTGGATTATGCGGGTTAGGTTTCCGCAAATAAGATAACAATATAAAATATAATGTTTTCGGCAAAATCAAATTCAATAAATACAAATGTAAAATATGACAACACAATCGCAAACCTTTTAACACCTGGCGATTTAATCAACGGAAGGCTAACCAAGGTGGATTTAACAAATTTGAAAACAAACATTATTCCTTCTGTGCCCAATTTTCAAATTGGAACCAGCGAAAACATCGTCAAAACGATTTACATTAACGATATCGGCTTATCTGGAAATATTATTCCAACTGGCGATTTAGTATCAAATCTCGGAAGTCCCAATAAATGGTTCGGAAACATTTATGTGAATGAGGCCATCATTGGACCCAGATCCATCTATCTCGGAAATGCTGTCATTACTTCGGTGGGCGATTCGGTTTCACTCCCAATCGGTTCCAAAATCGGCGGCGTAGACCCAGGAACCATTAAGATTAAGGGCGCATTCGCGGCACCCAGCAATTTACCCTCTACAAATGAGGTGGGCGATGGATATATCATTGGCGGCAATTTATGGGCATCTACATTGCCCAATTCGGTGTACAATGTTGCTGGTTGGGCAAATGTAGGGGCATTTGTGGGGCCTACCGGACCGACTGGTTTCACTGGTGCAACCGGCGCAGACGGTCCCACCGGACACACGGGCTCAACCGGCAACACCGGTCCCAAAGGTGTTTTGGACACATCCGGTGCCGTTTTTTCGGGAACGATTGAAATGCCGAATTTAATTATATTCGGAAAAACGGTTGTCGGAAAACAAGTGCTAAGCGACCAATATGCATTTGATATTAACGGGTCTTTAAATTCAACCGAAATATCCGAAAACGGCGTCAAGTTGCAAAATAAATATGCACCCATCAGCGCAATGCAACAAATAACGGATTTAATTGATTCTGCGCCCGAAACACTCAATACTTTGAAAGAAATCGCTTTAGCAATGGGTTCCGACCCCAATTTTGCAACTCATGTTTATACGCGAATCAACACATCGGACACAAGTATCAACAATGTCGCGTCGACCTATACATCAAAGACCTACGTGGACGGGAGTCTGAACGACATTCGGTCCAATTATGCATTGAACAACTATGTAGACGGGAGTTTGAACAACATCCGTTCCAATTATGCATTGGCCTCCGCCTTAAACGAGTATGCGCTGTCGTCTACACTCGGCAATTATGCAACCAACAATTATCTGACTGGCAATTATTCCACCACCATATATCTAGACGCAAGTCTGAACAACATCCGGACCAATTATTCGACGAACACCTATGTAGATGGGAGTCTGAACAACATTCGGTCCAATTATTCGACGAACACCTATGTAGATGGGAGTCTGAACAACATTCGGTCCAATTATTCGACGAACACCTATGTGGACAACAGTTTGAATAAGGTTCGTTTAGACTACGACACGAGTTTGAATACGAACTATTCTACAACCAAATATGTAGACGCGAGTTTGAATAAGGTTCGTTTAGACTATGACACGAGTTTGAACACGAACTATTCTACAACCAAATATGTAGACGCGAGTTTGAACAAAGTACGTTCGGACTATGACACGAGTTTGAACACAAACTATTCTACCTACAATTATGTAGATGGGAGTCTGAATGACATTCGAACAAATTATTCTACAAATACCTATGTGGATGGGAGTTTCAATGATATTCGGTCCAATTATTCCACCTACAATTACGTAGATGGGAGTTTGAATGACATTCGAAACGACATTCGGACCAATTATTCTACCTACACCTATGTAGACGGGAGTTTCAATGATATTCGGTCCAATTACGCGACCAATGAATCCAAAACGATATCGGACTCGAGTATTAATTATATTTTTACCAACTATGCAACGACGAGTTATATAAACAACCAGTTTAACAATTTGCTGAATGGTGCGCCGGATGCACTGAATTCGTTGAATGAACTTGCGATAGCGTTGAACAGCGATGTGAGTTTTGGCTTTAACGCGTATGCCAAAATTGCTTCGTCGGATGCGAGCATTAATTCGATTCGGACCAGGATCACCAATGTAGACAACAGTTTGAACACTTTAAATACCTACATAGATACCAGTTTGAACACCAATTATTATACGAACACCTACATAGATACCAGTTTGAACACCAATTATTATACGAACACCTACATAGATACCAGTTTGAACACCAATTATTATACGAAAACCTATGTAGATACCAGTTTGAACACCAATTATACAACAAAAACCTATGTAGACAACAGTTTGAACACCAATTATTATACGAAAACCTATGTAGATACCAGTTTGAACACCAATTATACAACAAAAACCTATGTAGACAACAGTTTGAACACCAATTATTATACGAAAACCTACATAGATACCAGTTTTTCAAATATTGTCACCAACAGTCTAATAACCACTGGTTCCGGAACAATAACGTCTGGAGGTGGATTTATCGGAACCTCGTATCAACCTTCTGCCATTACAACGGCCATCACATTTGGAAACAATATAACAACCGGTAATATCGATATTGGTGCAGCGCAAACAAGCGGAAATCTCAATTTGGGTGTGGGTTCACGGACAACAACTGGTAATATATTTATTGGAACTGGATCTAGCGCAACAAATACTATAAACATTGGCAGAGGAAATGTGGTTTCCATTCTGAATACTACAACACCTACCCTTACAATTAATCGTCCAATAAAACCTGGTTATGGTTATGCAATAACAGATGCTACAACGATTGGGTATCAAGGAAGTTCATCAAGTTCAACAAAATTTTCGTCAACTCCTGGAGCAGGATCACTTGTAATATTACTATCCACATCAATTACTGCTGGTGTGTGGATGGTAGAAGGATCAGTTTTTGCAAACCCGTTATCAGTACTTTCCACGATTTCATTAAGCTCAACTTCAACACACGATTCCACAAGACAAACAATAGTTGTAGGTAGTACTAATGCTTATGGTTTGATATCTAGCGTATTTGTTTTAAATTCAACAACAACTATTAATTTGATAGGCCATTTAATAACTACAGCTGCACAACCAACACAAACAAATACCATGAGATATACTAGAATTGCATAGTAAACTATTGGATTATCCTTAGCAACCCGAATCGCATAAATATTTTCCGCCCATATTATAAATGTCCATTGTGGCTTTGAAACGAAAAACAGCGGTTCTCTACAACAATTTAAGCGTAAACCAAAAACAATTCTCTATCAATGGAACCACCCGGAACCAGGGCTACATCGGCCAGACGTCTTTGTCTCGTTCGCTCATCCACACCCCGAGCAAGGGCGCCGTGTTGAAAGATTTCAACGGCTTATACGCGAATCCAAACATCAAAGCGTCCGAAACAATTAGTTTAGAAGATAACACTGTGGTCAAAAAGTCAGTGCTGTCTTTCAAAGGAATGATGGCAAAGAGAGAGAGATGGATCAGCCGTCCTTATCCTTATGCCGTTGTGAAACCGGACGCCGGTCGAAACGTGAACGACCAGACCGATTACATAACCCGACTCAAGAAGAAGACTCTCTCCGACATTGCTACGTATTGCCCTCCTGATGTTGCCAAGACCACCGGGTTTGTTTTCAAGAAACAGTGCTCTACATCGTTGAAGACGCTTACCGGCGCTCCTTTATTCACTCCCCAGAATGTAGTGTGCAAGATTGCAAAACCGGAAAGCACATACACATCTGTTTCGCAAACCACGTATTTGGAGTCGTTGCAGAAAAAATGCGAGATGATGGACGATTACAAATTTGTCTCTGCGGTTAAGAGAACGCCGTTTGTAGGGAATTAAGAGAACCTACGGTTCCCTTATGAACCCTCCCTTTAAAGGAAACCTACGGTACAGCTTCGCTTACGCATTTTGAACCTTCCCTCACTAGTATGGGTTCATAAGGGAACGACGAGTTCCCTTAGGGCGGCGCGCACATCGTTCTCTACATTTTGCATATGGACTTTTTCCATTTCTCTGAAGTTTCCGTATTCTAAATCGGAGAGAACCCAATGAAACCCGTTGTTTTCTATGATTCCGTCCGCGATTCTTTTTGCTCGATCAAAGTGGAAATCCGATGTCACCACATATATGTCGGAATACTTATTCGGTTCTTTTTCCAGGATTTGGCGGAACATTGTGAAGTTCTCTGCCGTGTTGGTGGATTCCTCGTCCAAAATATAGTTCCACTGTGGCTGAGAACCGTAGACGAACGGTGTTTTACTTGAGATGATTTTCTTCATTTTCTCTGCTTCCGAGACCTTATCGGCCATTTTGTTTTTGATTCCGCCGCTGAATCCCCACACGATGTTTTGATTCTCCAGTACAGTCGTAAGCTGGACCGCGGTCTGTATGCGGTCGTTGAGCAAGTAGGCGACGTGGCACCCGAGCACGATAATTAAGATGTTCATGTTTGATGATTAATTTGCAATGTTTTTATGTTTCTCTGCAGAGAAATATAAAAAGAGTTCAATTTTAGGGGAACGTAGGTAATTCTGTGAAGCAATTTAGCACAACCTACTTAATTATGGCACCAATTGTAAAAATATGTGTATATATAAATGACACGAGCAAAACGGAAGCATCGAAAAAAACAAACACGTAGGAGGAACCATAAAAAAAGAGGGGGTATGATTCGTAGAGCAGCTTCAATTGTGGGTCCTAGAGCATTTTCAAACATGGTCCAAAGTGTTGGTTCAAACATGGCCCAAAGTGTTGGTTCAAACATGGCCCAAAGTGTTGGTTCAAGCATGGCTCAAAGTGTTGGTTCAAGCATGACTCCAAGTGTTGGTTCAAGCATGACTCCAAGTGTTGGTTCAAGCATGACTCCAAATGTTTTTACTCGACCGACTTTAAATCCTATCGGGTCAACCATTTTTAATTTTAAGCCACCAGTTTCAGCTCCAACTACACCAGAAGATGTTTTAAAAATTATGCAATCAAATAGCATAACAATTGAAGACCTGCAAAAAATTACGAGTAATCCACAATTAGTTGAAAACATGGAACAAGCCGTAGAACGAGCATTTGATAAACAACCTTCGGTTAACTGGAAAGAGATGCGCGAAATGCAGAATCGAGCATACCAAGCATTTAATAAAATTAACGTCTTTACACACGCATGGAAAAAATTTGTAGAAGACGAATGTGCGAATCGTTTACCCGAAGACCAAGATAAATGTTTTGCAATTCGCGGATTCGCGTATATTTCGTTTATGGTATGTTTAATCATTTTAAAAATGGTCGATTCGCATAACAAAAAAATCAAAGTTTCTGAGTCGGAACTCGTGAATGTGGCAAATACGGTTGTATCCGGCTTAGTTGTTGACAGAATTCTCCCATCGCAGTTGCAAAATGTCATTGTCGAAAATGTGAATAAATTACTGTCGAAGCAAAGGATTGTCGATAACCAGGTGAATCGTGCAATCGAAAAATGATTATTTTATTAAAAAGACATAAATGCTTTTTTTTAATAAAAATTATAATGAATACTCTTGAGAAATATAAAGACCTACTGGAAAATGCAATGAGTCATTATTCAAAAGATGAAGACTATATAAAATATTTTGGTAGAATCCCCAAAACTAGATACGAAACATTTAAATATTGTATTGATCATGTGAATGGTTTGCCAACTAACCAAGTTGTAAACATAGTAGAATTGGGAACAAGTCGCAGTTTTGTGGACGGCCGTTTTCCGGGATGTAATACGAATAATCCGGTATATTGGGAACCAAATAATCCATCCATATGGGATTGGAGCGCCGGTCATTTTACGCGTGTTTTTTCGGAATGTACAAATCCAAATATATCATTGTGTACAATTGATTTGATGAGGGACCATATCGAACGATGTAAAATAATGACCGAGCCATTCAAGGATAAAATACAATATTACGTTATGCCTTCGGAACAATTTTTATCAAACTGCTCGAATAAATGCATTGATTTATTGTATTTAGACACGGGTGATGTAAATCCGGTAGAACCCACTGCACAATTGCATTTAAGAGAAGCCAAAATAATAGTTGAACGCGATTTAATGCGGGATGGAGGTTTAATTTTAATTGATGATGTGAAAAATGTATCTTCAAAGATTGTTTCCAAAGAAGAATCGAACTTTGGCAAGGCAAAGTATTCAATCCCGTATTTTTTAGAAAATGGGTATGAAATATTAATAGACGAATATCAAGTTGTACTAAGGAAAATTAAACAATAATTTGCCGAATATCAAAAATTGAAGTCTAAATTGATTGATTGTAAAAAAGCATAATAACAAATAATTAATTAATGCAATGGATAAGGAATGTCCAACGAATAAGGAATGTCCGACCAATAAGGAATGTCCGACCAATAAGGAATGTCCGACCAATAAGGAATGTCCGACCAATAAGGAATGTCCGACCAATAAGGAATGTCCGACCTTTATAAAAGGAGGGGTCATACAGCCGTCAGGTTGCACCTTTGGGGAACGTAGTTCTCCTACGAAAGAAGATCTCGGTAAAGAATTTCTGGACTCACTCAACGAAAAAGAGAGAATGGCCTATGACATCGCAAAAAGCCATTTAGGCACAATGTTCTCGCTCGATAAAAGCAATGCGTTTTTGGAATGGGCTAAGGAACGAGATGCTAAGGAACGAGATGCTAAGGAACGAGATGCTAAGGAACACGACGCTAAGGAACGTGAGGCTAAGGAACGTGAGGCTAAGGAACGTGAGGCTAAGGAACAGGACGCCGACAAAATAGATGTATAAAATTTATATTATATTGGTCTATAATATAAAATGTTTTGGCAAATTATGCTTTTTTATGCTTTGTTGTCTTGTTTGATTATGCCTTTGATCGGTCAGCGCATCAATGGTTCTGCGGGTCTGGGTCAGGGATATGTAGCCGGTACGGTGCTTTCTCTCATCCTTTGGTTCACAGTTGGGAAAAAATATGCTTCAGCTTAGGTCTCCTTCATATTTAATTGTTGCTGTTTTTTAAACATCTGGTAAGCCGATATCGGTTCGTCTTCGGGCATATCCACGATTTCCAGGTCATCAAAGAAATCAACCACTTTATTCACGGGTTTTGCACCAAACATCAGTTCGTTGACCGCCTCTATTTTTTTATTTGTAGGTTTCTGCGTTATGTTGAACTCGCACATTTTCCCGATCCTGACGAATTTATTGGAGAACTTGGGTTCTTCCGCCCTCTTTACGAGTTTTGCTTTTGTCTTTGTTTCTTTCACGAATCGGGATGAACCATTTGGGTCGGTCTTCGTTGCATCGGTCTTCGTTACTTCCGACCTATAATCTTTGAGCGCAGCAAAGACATCTTTGGAATCCGACTGGATATTCACGCACTTTGTTATGTCATTCACTTTCATTTTCTTGGACTTGAGAGAATCCTCTTCTCTCTGCAAAACATCCAGTATTTGATTGTGTGGTCTCTTCTCTACATCAATGAAGAAATCTTTGCACCGAAACATAACTACATACTTGGTCGCTACCTGCTCCAAAATCTTATATGGGATGATTTGCTCGTCGCTGTAGTAGTGGTACGACAACAGGTAGGGGTTGAAATACATCATGACGTTTCCGCGCGGAGTATTTTCAATGAGGATGCGCGACTTCCATTGTTTCTCGTATTCATTGTCTGGACTGACGAAAATCTCTTTTCTCTTGTCAAAATCGTAGAGAACCGGGTCTATGTTGGAATTCTCATCTTTTGACTCTGTGTTATAGAAATTTAAATACTTCTTGCATGATTTGTCATATTGCGTCTCTACATAGGGTAGTACTAAGGGTTTTGTCGGGGGTTTATTATTGAATGTGCGAACATACTGGATAATAAAAAAGATGTAATTTACTATTAATTTTCCAATGATGTAAAAGGGGCTTCGTGGAAAGTTCATTTAAAAATATAAGCAACTATTGTTTATATTTTTTGCGGATTATAATGTAAGTAAGTAAGGGAACTACGTTCCCTTATGAACCCTCCTTTTGGAACCTTCCTTTTGGAACCCTCATTTTGGAACCCTCCTTTTGGAACCCTCATTTAGAAAATAAATAAATATAAATACAAATATATCAATATACTATATAATGCCTCGTTGCAAAAATGGAACGCGTAAGAATAAAAAGACCGGCGAGTGCGAAGCTTATACAAAAACGGTAAGCAACCAGCAGAAAGATACTAAAAAGTCGTCAAATTCAGAGGCAAAAGCAGAGGCGAAAGCAGAGGCAAAAGCAGAGGCGAAAGCAGAGGCGAAAGCAAAGGCGAAACAAATGAAAGAACAAGAGAAGATGGAAGATTACAATGATCGATTGAAACAAGCACGAGAAGAGTTTTTTGACGACAAGCAATATATGTATCATCAAAAAGGTCTATTGAATGTGGAGGAATACGACGAAGAAGAACTCGCACCGAAACAAAAAAAAGTTTTAGCAAGTACGATAAAAAAGGTAGAGGCTCTTGAAAAAAGAATTATAAAGAAGTATCGTCTTGAACCAAATGAATGGGTTGGCGATATTGAACGTGCAACGGATGGTATGATGGAGAATCACCGGCTTGGAGAATTTTTGAAACCCCATCATGAAAGAAAAATGGGATGGTAAATAATTTGTAAAATGAACTAATTCTTACGAGTATTTTTGCAGATGAAATCGTAGACGGTTGGAATACGGGTTTCTTTTTTTTCTTCGATTTTGGTCTCTTCGATTTGAGAACAATAGAGATCTCGGTCTTTTTTAATTTTGTCAAGCTTCTCTAATAAATAAGTAAGCATTTATTAATTATTTATTCAATATTTTTATATACTATTCAAATTTAATAATAAACCACTGCCTTTTTTGGAATTTGGTTTTGGCAAAGCTTTTGCTGAAGAAGCATTTGTTTTTGTCGAAGCTTTTGATAAAGCCTTTGATTGCGCTTTAAGCATCTCTCTCCGATATTCAAACAAATCCACCAGTTCCTTCTCCATAAAGGGCACCTCAATCAATTGGTAGTCCGCATTGTTGGGATGCAGGCAAACCAGGCACAACCCCACCACCTTTTTCCCATACTTCTCTTCAATGATGGTTTTATACGTATTAAGTTGCAAAGCATAGTGCCAAAAGTTGGTATCTGGCAAATGCTGGATGCATTCGGTAGTCGCCGTGCTTCCGTACGCGTTTTCCTTGATGATTTCCTTGCACCTTTTCCAGTCATATATGAGGAGCGTTCCGTCGGGATTCTCGTAAATCATATCTACTGAACCCGCAATCTTCAGTTCCTCGTGGTAAATGGTCCATTCGGTCCTATACGCGTGTAGATGGGGGTTTTCTCTGAGAAAATTCTGGAAATAGCGGTACTCAATGCTGTCGTTGGAAACCACCATTTCGTTGTAATAGCACTCAATGTCGTAGTGCATATTGGTTCCGGCGGAAGACGCTCCGTCGCGGTTGGCGTTCCACATATCCATGATTTGTTCGGCGGTCATCTGGTAGTACTTGTATTCGGGGTCGGTTTTGTGCTTTCGACTGCTGATGATCTGCTTGATGATTTTGTCGGCGTCGAATTTGGGGAAATGGTGGTGGTTCCAGGTTGTGACCGACATGAATGTTCTGTCGCCGTGGACCGTGTAGACGTGGGTTGGTTCATCAAATTGGATGAAAGCGTCGCGGGGATGGGCGTTTTTTTTGGCGAGATAATCAATGGACATTTTGTTAATTTGTATATTGTTGTGTTCTTCTCTGTAATTGGTTTTGAAACATTTCAATTTTAGTAGGGGAACCTACGGATTCAGAGAAGCGAAGCTTCTCTTATGCCCCCTACGACCCCCTCCCTTTTATTTGATAAATAATATAAAAAATTATATTATTTAACACTTTGGGGAACCTACGGTTCCCTTAGCTCCCTTTGGGGATTGAACCCAAGACCTTTGCATTACAAGTGCAATGCTCTACCACTGAGCTAAAGGAGCAAATTTGGCGGAAATAGGTGTTCGTTTATCCTATTACACAATTTACTATGTGAGGTTTTCTTTAACCTATTTTACGGATAATTATAGTATTTTATCTTATCACTTGAGGGGGTCTAAGCCGTCAGGCTTCGCCTTTATAGGGGGGCGTAGCCCCCCTAATCGAACTCGTACTCCACAATATTCTTCACATTCTTCTTCAGCTTCTCAAACATCATTGTTCCAAATTTGCGATATTTGTTTTCGTCGTTCATGGATGTGCCCAGCACTTTTCTCAGGAGTATCATTTTTTGTTTCTGCACCTCTTCGGTCTCTACATTCAGCTCGGGTTTGGACCGTTCCCATGTCCGATATGCCTTCATGAATCGGTTGGATAAAATGTCAAACATCGCATTCATGGATATTTGGGGGAACTCGTGCCACGAGGCTTCTTTGTAAACGTAAAACGCATTCTTGTGCGAGAACGCAGTTATCGGCAATTCTAACCCGTCAAATAGCGCAAAGACCCCATCCACGATATTGCCTTCGAACACCGCTTCTAAATGTCTTGGCTGGACGACCAGCATCTTCATCATTTGCGGGTAATCGATCGTTGGGAAATGGTGGTTGTTCAGGTATTCAATGACATTGATTTTGCTTTTCTCTCTTTTGACAAATTTCCGAAGTTCCTCCACTTCCTTTTCCAAATGCTGGTTTCGCGACATGAGATGTTTTACCAGTTCGTACATTAGTCGCGGTGTAGGAATGGGGTCGTCCGTCAATTCGATGTTCTCTTTGAGTTCTTCCTTTTTCTTATCCACAAACTCGCAGCAAACGACGTGTTCGTCGTGCTGTTTTTTATATTTGAACCCGGTTTCGCAAAACTCGCAGTTATACTTCATTATATTAGGGGGTGTTTATTAATTTAAGTGGTTTGTATAATTTAAGTCGGTCGGATTGTTTTATTTTCAATTTTAAGTAGGGAAACCTACGGTTAAGCCCGTCGGGCTTCGCCCTTTCCCCTACGACCCCTTCCCTTAATGAAAAATTAGTTTCACCATTTATTAATAATAGGTTCTCCCCTTAAGGGAAAGGGGCTCCGGAGCGTCGCTAGACGCGACGCACCTTATAGCATCCGTAGGATGCAAGCGCCCGACTGGCTTAACCGTAGGTTTCCCTACTTATTTATTATAGATGCAATCACTCGTATTTAGTAAATCAAAACAGGGGACCGTGCATAAATTTGCGAATGTTCCAGCGATTGTGGTTCCAGTGGTTCCCAGTTTGTCTAACGGCGGTCTGATTTTTGCAAAATCCACGAAGTGTGGTAAATGCCGGGGTGCAAAATAATTTTTATAGTTAGTATATACCAGCCATGTTTGAGAATTTTTCAAAATTTTTCGCCAACAAGAAAAACGTGCATATTTTTGTTGGTGCTTTAGTTATAATAACTGGAATAATAGTATTGAAGAAAGCCGGGTTGTACGAGGGAATGAAAGAAGGGAATTCAGAAGCAGTAGACCCCCCTAAAAAAACCGCAAGCTCAATAAAGCAAACCCTAATGGGTTCTAATTAGGACATAACTTTTGTATCTTAATAATATAAATGAGTAGTTATTATTATGATGTTTTGGAACCCAATGTTCAACAGCAGGGTAGCCACATGATTATGAAGGGCGTCAGCAAAACCCTGAAAGAGAAGATTGTCAATATTGATACCAAGTACCGTTCCGACTACGACTACACGTCATATGCTTCTGCCAATATGGTTTTCGGAGAAAGGTTGTCGGAGGTCCGTTCAATGGAGGTCGTGTCGATTGATCTCCCCATCACTTTCTACAACATTTATGGAAACAACGATTGTCTGCAAACCGGCAACAACTATCTGCGAATCAAGAACGGCGGTACATCCAAGGTTCTCACATTGACGCCCAACTATTACACAGATGTTTCTTTTGTTGCAGAGATGAATAATCAACTCCAAAATTTGAGTTTGGCAACAGACATCTCTTATGGCGTGGTGAACAACAAATCTTTCTTCAAATCTAAGGTAACCAACTATTCTCTCGCAACCAATGTGGATATGTGTGGAAATGTTTATGAATTGAATAACCAAAACAATCTTGGATGGACCCTCGGGTTTAGAGACACCTCCTACAATTTGACAACTTCCGGTCTCACTTCCGAATGCATTTTGAACTTGAAGAGTCCTAGGCACGTGTTTTTAGCATTAAACGAGTTCTCTAACGGCAACTCCAATTCTTTTGTGTCGCCCTTAGAGAAAACAAACCAGAGCAAAAACATCATCGCCAAAATATGCATCCCTTCCACCGTGAAATTTGGCGACACTCTGTGTGTCAATAAGGCAAATGGATTGCTGGTTTCCGAGGTCCGAAAGTATTTAGAAAAGGTCAACATACAGAGAATGAATTTGCAATTGCTGGATGATGCGGGTCGTGTGATCCATTTGAATGGTGCGGATTTCTCGGTTTGTCTCCGACTAGTGCATGAGTAGGGAACCTACGGTTAAGCCAGTCGGGCTTCGCCCTTTCCCCTACGACCCCTCCCTTACCTTTATAAAACTCCTTTTTCATGAGCAAAATCCCTGATATATATATAATGGTCGGCGCAAGTATATTACCCGCTTGCTTCTACAACGGCGAGCTTTATTTCTTATTCGGCAAAGAAAACAGTCTGGCTGATACTCCCGGCTGGTCTGATTTCGGCGGAGGGGTTGACCCCGGGGAAACCATTTATGACACGGCATTGAGAGAAGGTGGCGAGGAGCTCACCGGGTTTTTGGGCGACGGGAAGCAAATCGGTTCTCTAATTAAGCGGTCCGGCGGTGTCTACAAGATGCAGTATGAAACTTACCACATCCATCTATTCAATCTGGCATACAATGCGGATTTGGTGAAACATTATAACGACAATCACCAGTTCTTATGGCAACGCATGAACAAGAAGTTTCTCACAGACACCAAACTGTTTGAGAAAATCGAAATCAAATGGTTCTCGTTGAGAGAAATGAAAAAATGCAGAGAACAGTTCCGAAACTTTTATAGAAACGTGGTGGATCTCATTTTGAAAGAAGAGCCAAACATTCGCAAATTCCTGTCCAAAAAATCATCCACAAAAGGAAGATCCCGTTCTATCCGAAAAACCCAAAAGAAAACCGCGTGGTTCTAGATTTAGTAAAGGAAACCTACGGTTATTCGGCGAAGCTTAGGCTTTTGAACCTTCCCTTTAAAGGAAATCTACGGTTCATCAACGCTTACGTGTTATGAACCCTTCTCTTAGTATGGGATCATAAGGCGTAAGAGAAGCTTCGCTTCTCTGAATACGACGAGTTCCCTTATTACTAACCGTAAGTTAGCCTTATGAACCATTCTCTAAGGGAAGGGGTCATAGGGGGTAAGCGAAGCGGAACCGTAGGTTTCCCTTATTTTATATGCATATACCATATATACATATAAATAATGTCATGGAAAAAATATGGAGGAACCAACAAACTAGATAAACTCAACAATATCAGTGTAAACACCATTGTCGCCGATCAATTCACATTAAAGAATTTTTACGTGGGTGACTGGGATATTTGCGGCGGACTTCAGGTCAAAAACGACGCATTTTTATCGCAGGATTTGACGGTTGGTGGCAATATTTTCGGGTCTGGCAATATCAACATTGCCGGCGCAATGAATGTTTTTAATACAAATATTTTCGGCAACGTTGATATTGCAGAGAATGCATTTGTTCGACAAAATATATTGATGGATTTGTCTGGCGGGACTTTGTTGCACGGCGAAAACCGCCGGTTCGGTTTCAATACAGTTAGTCCTCAAGCGACCATTGATATTTCCAGTGATTTGGTCAGGTCCATTGATATCCACACGTCTACTGCAACCAACAAAAACGTGGTTGCCAGGAATGCGTTTAACCAGGGAATGACGGTGAATGTGGAGCCAACCCGGTCTTACATCGATTTTTACGTGGACAATTCCATGAATCTGGCAACGGAGAACTACAATGCCCGTCTCGTCTATGAACCTGGCGGAAATTTCACCATCGACGTTTCCAATATTGTCAAATTCAAACCCCGCGTGATTTTCTCTCAGGATTTGAGCAAGGGGTTTGTGGCAGATGAGCGTGTGATTTTTTACGGAAACCCTTCTGCGGATGTGCCGTACATTCCATCCATATATGGCGACAACACTTTTAAGACGGGGACATCTACATACTTTGTCGCCGGCGACAATTCATCCAACACTTTTTTCCGCCTCGGCACCGAAAAAGGCAGCGGAATGACGTTGGGCGGAGGCTACTTCCCAAACAATAAAATCATGGGCGTGGTGGCGCTCATTGATGCGTCAAATATAAAGTATCCTGCGATGAACATCATTTCCGGCAATTTGATAAGCAATTTGAAAACCTCGATTGCCGTCAATAAATACAATGTCTCTACTGTGAATGGGGGGGCAAACCGGTTTGCAATGGATATCAACGGACCTCTACGGTTGGCACACCAGGAGCTAATTGTCGCCGCCGACATTACGTTCCAGGTATACAGAACTGCGTTTTTTGGAAACACCGGGTACGCCGTCGGAAGTCCTGTTTCCGCCAATCCATATACCCAATTCTTTTTGAAAACGGTGGATGGTGGATACACATGGAGACAAAGTCGCATCGTGGATTCCAGTGGTGTAAATCCAAGTAGTTTGGAAGACGGTATCATTTATTTTACTGCTATTTACGCAATTAGTGATACGGACATACTGATTGCCGGAGATAGACGATACTTTTTCCGTTCTGTTAACGGGGGGCAATTATGGTCCAGAATTTCATTTATTAACGGAGATCCGAATGCGTCCATCAACACTACATCCATCTTTTTAACAAATGCGGGATCAAATGATCGTATCATTGTAGGAACAGGTATTAACGATGTAATTCCAAGTCCAATTATTCCCAATGGCACTATTTTTAACAGTCCAAACGCTACTTGGATTAACGGTATACCCATCACTCCGATTCCGACCGGGTTATCCGCAGTCAATGCAATTCATGGCTCCGGATTGGATACGGTGATTGTCGGTGTTGGTGGAATTGTTCCATACCGATCATATATATCATACGGTGTTGATCAATTTTTTGGAACACGCGTGGCAACCGGCTCTACATTCTACGATGTGAAAGTATTCAATGATGGAGTGAAAAACCACGTGGTTGCCGTTGGCGCCAACACAATTTGGTATGCGCACGATTTATTGTGGACCGGGTCTGAATACACAGTTTCGTGGTTGCAGGTTGCGATATCCGGAACACTCCGGTCTGTGCAAATGCTGGATGCATCCCGTGCAATCGCAGTGGGCGACGCAGGTCTCATCCTGTATTCGGTTGACGGGTTTGCAACCTGGTTTAATTCGGGACCTTTGGATAACAATTCGTTGATATCTGGCGTCAATCTCTCTGCAATTAGCGCAGTGAATGCAAACGACTTTGCGATTTCCGGTGTAATCAAAAATTATGATATAACGGGTGCAAGAACCAAAGTCTTCAATTTGTATGCGCCGTATTTTTTGAACCGGCCGAACAATCACGTGTTGGAGGCGTCTGGAAACATCGTTATATCGGGCGATTTGCAAATCAATGATGCTGGTCAGCTTTTGACGAACGGGACGTCTTTCAATATTTTGCCCACAGTGGCGCAAGAAATCAATATTGGAAACACGGCGATTGGCGGAAACACCAATGTGAAAGCCAATTTGGATGTCGCTTTGAACATAACGGGACACCAAAACCTGCGCATGTATGGAACCACCTATCTCCCTGATTTGAGTGGACAGAACGCGGATTTTACCGGAATTGTGCACACCGACACATTTTATTCGAGCAATGCATTTATATCCAGACTTGGTTTAGGAACAAACACTGTAAATACGAGCTATACTCTCGAAGTCAATAACAATGCGAGAATTGTCAACGATCTCGATGTAAGCGGGTCTCTCAATGTGCAAAACAATATTAATAGTTATGGTATAATTAACCAATGGTAGGGAACCCATGGTTCCCCTACAACCCCTCCTTTTTATAAAAAATTATTACACTTTGCAAAAAGGAAAATGATACAATTTTTGTATCATTTTTATATTTATGGGTTATAAATGCCAAAAATAAAGTTTATCATATCTGTCTCTAAGAAGATATGATAATGAAAGATACATATATGTTATTTTACAGTAAGCGAAGCGGAACCTACGGTTCCCCTATCGTAGGTTCACCTATTTTAATAAATATCTATTTTATAATATAAAATGTCAGGATGGGGAACAAATGGAAACGCAAATCGGATTAAAAATACGTACATAAAAGGTTTTTTGGATATAAGTGGCGGGTCCTTAATTGTTGAAAAAACGTCTACTTTACAGATTATGGCGCATGACAGAGAC